GATCCATTTGTTGCTGGTCCAAAGCCTGACGCGCACCGCCAGCGCCCATGACCGCTTGAGCGCCACCAAGACGCAATGCTTGTTGCTGTGCAGCCAAATTGCCAAGCTGGCTTGCACCACCTAGCCTTAATTGCGCACCTTGCAAGCCTGCTTGCTGATTGGCAATGTCGGCTGCTGATCTGCGGCCAATGTCGGCCTGCTGCATGGCCATTGCCTGGTTGAATGCTTGCTCGTTGAGTTGAGTGCCAAGTGTGGCGGCTTGCTTGGCAAACCCTTGGTTTGTCAGAGCCTCGGCCACACCTTGGCGTGATCCACCAAAAGCACGGGCTTGTGTGGCACGTTCACCAGTCTGCTGAATGGCAGCGCGTCTTGCTGATTCCAGATCAGCCAATGCATTGGTGCGCACAGCTGATGTATATGGATTCATGTAAGAGCCAATAGAGCCTGGGCCAGTCAATCCCAAATTAGTCTGCTGTGCTGAAATCTGTGCAGGCTGGTATACGCCACCATAAGCAGCCATTTGGGCTGCCAAGTCTGTGCCAGTAATGCCTGGGCCAGCGAGGCCGGTGTTAACCAGAGCCTCCTCGCCTGCCATATACATTGGGTTGTAGCCAGCAAACTGCTGGACCGGCAAAGCGCCAGCGACCCCTTGGGCCTGCTGAAAGTTGGCTAAGAATGCTTCTTTGATTTGAGGATCAATCGAGCTTGTTGAGGTTGTTGTTCCACCTTTTGACATATTGCCACCTTATCCGAGTAAAGATTTCATTTTCTTGGCAGACACTTTGCCTTCATTGATCATGTCCAGAAGACCGCGGCCATACTTGTTGACTGAAGACTTCTTGATCACATATTCGCCACGGGTTAACAAGCCAGCGCCATCATCTGGACCAGGTGGGTTGGGGCCAAATAGTCCATCAACAATGCCGCCTTTATTGTAAATTCCACTAACGCTTTCGCCAGTTTCACCAGAGACACTGACAGATTCACCAGTGACAGCAGCAGCAGCATTTGCGGCTGCCACTGCATCATTGATTGATTCTTGGGATACTCCCGTATCCGCAGAAGTGCCACCAACTTCCACTACATTTCCACCTCGTGCAGCGACATCAGCTTTTGCTGCTGCGTTTGTAAGAAGTCGGTCATACAGCCCTGGGTCATATCCACCCATTGGTGTATTAACAGGCATATTTGCATAGGGGTTAGAAAATGGCCGCATCTGGCCCATAATTTGAGCGTATGGAGAACCAGTGCCACCGACCACATTGGGGTTGTATTGAGCGCCAATTGGGATTGATGTGTAATTTTGAAAGTTCTGGCCAAATGTGCCTACACCGCCCAAACCACCAAGGCCGCCAGTATTGCCCCCTGGGACTCCCCCTGGGACTCCCCCTGGGACTCCCCCTGGGCCAGTACCGCCTTCAGAATAAAACTTTCCACCAGCGTTGTTTGTAATCCAATTCATATCAGCATCAGTCAATCCAAATTTGGATTGCATATCCCCTGCTGTGAATTTATTAGCAGCTGTCAAACGATTAAATTCTGCAATGTTTCCTGATCTATATGCATTAAATAATGCAGTCTCAGCATCTGTATATGTTCTGGTCTGGCCAATTCCATTGTTAATTGCACCCCTAATCACACCAAGAATTCCACCCGTAGTGTCGCCAGCAAGATTTGTAGTTACAGCTGCCGGTGGTGTGTAAAACTTAATACCAGAGCTGCTTGCTAAATAAGACATATCAGCATCAGTCAGACCAAAATCAGATTTGATTTGAGCCGCAGTTAATTTGCCTGATTGAATTGCATTATTAGCACCAGCAATATCGCCAGATCGGAATGCGTTATATAAGGCTGTTTGTGCTGGTGTGTAGGTTTTAGTTGCTTGAGTTTGCGCTGTTTGTATTGTTTGGCCAGTAGGAGTTAGCAAGGCTGCTTGCCTATCAATTTCTTCAAGACGAGCCTTTTCAATAGACCACAATCTGTCAGCCTCGGCCTTTTGTGCAGGAGTTGCAATTGCATTAAATTGCTGTGAAGTAGTATCTGCTCCACCCATTTCACGCAATGAACCCAAAGCCATCAATGCAGTTGGATTGTTAATGTCAAAGCCTGGCCTATATGGTGTTAATGTAACCTCTCTTCCAGAGGCATCTGATACTGATTGATATGGCGCTTTCATCAATTCTGCTTGAGCCGCAGCACGAGCCGCATCTACTTGGGCTTGAGTGTCAACTTGTCCCGCTATACGCCTTGCCATGTAGTCTTGGGCATTCCAAGAGCCGTCTGGATTGATGCCTGGTGGCAATCCCAATGACGCATTGATTTCTGATTGTGTTGCCATATTTATCCCCTAAAGTTCCTTTGCCATTACAGACCATTGTGGGCTGTAACCTTCGTCTTTCAAAAATGTCTTTGCCCAGCCTCTTCGGCCTGCCAAAGTCACCCTGGTGCAGCCAACAGACTTGCCCCAGGATTCGATCAATGGTCGCATCCGTGAGAGTTCATCTAGGTCGCCACCAGCCAGAAAATAATGCAAATTCTTTAGCCTGGGATAGACAATGATCTCTGTCAATACCACCGAGTCTTTGGCTGGCCACAGCTGTAATCTGTGATCCTCGACCATCTCAGCGACATCGTCAAAATTGTGTGTGCCTCCACTGTATTCTAAAGCAGCCTCCACATGGTGGCGCAGCCTGTCCAAATGTTCTTGGTCGCTCATCGCTTGCCGGATGGAATAGCCTCAAGCCTCATCACCCCAATGCGCCAGTCGGCCAAAGTGTTTCCAGTCACCTTCACATTGACTTGGCGCCCAGAGAACCGGACAGAAGTCGGGTTGGCTGCCGTATATGGTCCAAATGTGGATTGTGTGCCGGTTGGGTAATTGCGGGTTTTAAATGAAACCACCGCCTCACCTAGTGTCTGCTCATCTGGGACCACTTGGCGCACCGACATGATGTTGTCGCCATTGCCCAGTTGGACTGGACCAGACTCAGCGTAAAGGCTGGCGCTGTCATAGGCAAAACCGACCTCATGCTCATAGACAAAGCCATCAGTTGAAACCATCAAAGGATTGGCAAAAACCCCAGAATCAGCGCCAGCAGTTCTGGCCAATAATCCTATGTTCCAGTGGTTTTCGCGGTAGTTGAAAGTGACATAACTGTCGTTTTCTGTGCTTCCACTGCTTGGGTAATACCACCAGATTTCACCATATTTGCTATTGTGGACCGCGTAAACCTTGGATGCTTGGTTAAAGTTCAAATTGTCAAAGACATAGTCAGACACATCACTTGGCAGTGGCTTGACGTAGCCGTCATAAATCCAGAAGCCTGCCTTGCTCATCCAAATGGCTGCCGTATCAATGGCGGCCACTGCTTGGGCTGAAATGAGGCCGCAGCCTGATCCGGCCTTTTCAAAACCATAGACAAATGGCGCGCCAACATACTGGGCCGTGTGGACATCCACATCTGTAAACAGTAGGTTTACACCCTTAACCCTTTTGCCAGCGATCAATGTGCCAGGCGTGGCCAGTTCATAGTCACCGGCCAGATTGTCGCCTGCCGGTGTCCACTGGGTATTGTTCTCTTGGTCGCACCATTGCACCTTGCGTGGATTACCACCAGCGCCAAGGGCAAACAGAATGCGCTCTTGCGTGACCAGTAGTGCTTTGTTGCCAGTAGGCGCATTGGTAATGGCCGCTGCAAGGGTTGGCGTTGTAAAGCCTAATTGCCACTCATAGAGCTTGCCATCGGCATTGGAACAAGCCACCAAATACTCGCCCCAAGTGTCCATGGACCATGTGGTGGCTGGGGTAATTGTTCCAGTGTCTGGCCGTGCCGTGCCATAGGCCAATGAGCCATAAGTGCCGTAGCCATAGCCAGTCTTTGATACCGCATCAGCAATGCCAGCTGTAAAGCCAGTTGGCGTGATTTCTTTGAGTGTCCCAGCCTCATTCATCGCATACAGTTTGGTATGCGTACCGGCTGCAATGAATCGGTTGGCACTGTTATCGCGCCAAGTAATAAACCCTCGGCACAGACCAGACATCTGGCCAGTGGCGCGTTTTCTCCAGCCACCCATGGGGCGCAAAGTGTTCTCGTACCAGCGCACCAGATTTGCGTCATACCACCGGCCTGCTGCCTGGTACTCAGTGCCGTTTCTGTAAATGCCTGGTGGTAATTTGATTGGTATGTACATGGCAGTGCTTATTTAATGTTTGAGACAAAGCTCATTGTGACAATGGCTGATGGGACTGCTGGCCGTGTGGGGCTTGTTCCAGCAGCATATTGCTCAATGGATACACCGACATCGGTTGGCCTCCACATTATCTCAACATAGTCAGTCGCATTTAAGCTCAAAAAGTAATTCATGGCTGCAATGATGTGGAATGGGTCTCCAGCACCCTTTCTGGGTGCAAAGCCAAATCTGCTGTTTGAATTGGCTGAATTTGTCCCATTGACCCGAAACCAGACATCCACATCCTGAGAAGCATTTGTCGTGTTTGTAAACTGAATGGAAAACTGCAAGTTCCAGATTCCGGCATCGGCCACAGTAATCCGAGAATTACTGGCCACAGTCACGCCATTGGAAAAGTCTATGGTGTTAAATGTGACCGCATAGGCCGTGGTGGTGTTGGCAGCCACTTGGTCGGTCGAATCTTGAAATGCGCCATGAGGCGCATTCATAAACCGACCACCCCTTGGTCCAAACAAAGACCCCAGCACACTTGACAGCTTTTTAAAGTAAATGTTCAAAGAGCCATTGTTCTCATTGAAATGCCTGCGCTCATACACCTCGGTCGGATAACCAAGGTTTGGGACTACTGGATTCTCAAGTTGTTGGGTTTGACTGGCCATGACTCGATTTTATGCCTCAATCAAGCAAAGCGCACTCGGCTTTTCTGCGCTTTAGTAGACCAGGCAAAACCTTGCCACCGCCCTTGGTCCACAGCATGAGCTGCTCTTTGGCGCCTTCCCAGTCACCGGCATTGATTTTTCGTTTCAATGTGGAGGTCTGGAGCCGGCCAGTGCCAAGGTTGTAGCAGAAGTCCACGATGGCGTTGCACTTCTTTTCGTCTGTGGCCAATATGGGGCAGTTCCTTAATGCACCAGGCAAGTAAGTATGCTCCAGCTCTATCATCAACAAAGCTCTGGCCGTTGGCTCATCCATTGGTGGGTCTTCCAATGTCACCTTGCGCTTGTCAGCGTAGTAGGTCGAGCCATAGCCAATGGTGGCCACGCCAGCAGGGCAAAGGTAGGGCTTGGCCCGATAGCCCTCAAACTGGCGGCAAAGGGCAGCAGCCAGCTCTAAGTTCATAAGCCCCTCTTGGCCAATGTTCTATCGAGAAACCAGTAATTGATTGTTCCTGATAGCAATGCAGAAAAGTCTGGAGTCATCATGGTCTTAAACACTTCCACCGCTGGAGCGCCAGCAAGCCAAGCATTCCATGCAAACCAGACATGAATGAAGCTCCACACAAACAACACCCAGTATGTGACCAGGGGCCGCACTGATGCCGACAAACTGGCCACCCAGCCACCGGCAGATTTGACCATCTCGGCCTGCTGGGTGATGGCATTGTTAAAGGCATCCATCACGCCCACATCGACAGCTGCTTCACGTTGCGCGCCAATCTCAGCGAGCTTTTGCTGGCCCCTTAGTTGTTCCAGATCGCACTGGCGAGAAAACATCAAGAGTTCATGCGATCTCTCATTTTTCTTATCAAGCCACTTCAAGACCTCTGGCGCCATCCTAAAGACACCGCCAAAGATTGACCCCAATATGCCGCCACCTAAAATATCAAACATAAAAATCCACCTTTCGATTTTGAAATATCTCCATGCGCAAGCGCTCTTGAACTACTTTTTTTGTGTAAATCTCAAATTT